AAAAAGTAAATCTGAAGAGATAAAAAGAAAAGAATTTGAAAAAAAATTAGCAAAATGAAAATAAAAAAAAGAAAACGAGCAATCAATGGAACTTATAATAAAGCTGATATAGCTAATATAAGAATTGATAATCATGAAAAGCTCTGTCGAATCATGCAAAAAGAAACGCATGCAAAGATAGATAATATTTGTTTTCGAATCAAACGTTTAGAATATATCTTAATAACATCAGCTGGAGGAATAATCATTGGATTAGCTTCTTTAGTTATAATGTTATTAAGTAAATGATAAAAAAAAATATCGGTTGTCTTTGCGAAAATATAGCAATTTGCTGGCTTCAAGAGCAGGGTTACTTCGTATATAAAGGGTGTCAAACTCAGTCGGCTATAGATTTAGTGGCCGTGGATCCTAAAACTTTAGAGACAATACTTATAGATGTTAAAAAAGTTTCAAGAAGAAAATCAGGAACTGAAATAGGAAGAATGGCAAGAGTAGATAATAAAAAAATTTTTATTTTAAAAGTAGATTTACATACAAAAAAGTGTAAAATAGTCCAAAAGAGATTATTATGGACTACGAAGAAATTAAAGCACGCATAAAAAAACATGAAGGCTTTGTGCCTAAAATGTATCTTGATTCTTTAGGAAAAGCTACTATTGGCTATGGTCATTTAATTACAGAAAAAGATAACTTTCAAGAAGGCGTAGAATATAGTAAAGAAGAATTAGAAGAAGTATTTAATCAAGATTTTAATAAAGCTGTAGATGGAGCTAATGAATTAACTTCTCAATTAAGTTTAGTTTTAGCTACAGTAAAAGGAGTTATAATAGAAATGGTATTTCAATTAGGTAAAACTGGTGTAAGTAAATTTAAAAAGTTTTTTATAGCTTTAAATAATCAAGACTATAATGAAGCTGCAAATCAAATGATTGATTCTAATTGGCATAAACAAACACCAAAACGTTGTGAAGAATTAGCAAATGTAATAAGGAGTTGTGCATAATGTTACCAATGTTAAATGCAGTAGCACCATTAGCTAAAATATTATTTAGTACAATTGAAAAATCTGTACCCGATAAAGATTTACAAGCTAAATTAAAATCAGATTTACAAACACAATTATTACAGTCTAATACACAAGAACTACAGGCGGCTGCTAAAATTATAGAAGCAGAAGCTAAAGCAGGTTGGTTTGCATCATCATGGAGACCACTATTAATGTATGTGCTTATCTTTATTCTTGTATGGAATTATATATTTGGTCCAATAGTTAAATTCTTTTTTGGTGCTGCAATCACTATTGATCTTCCAGGTGACGTTTGGACTTTACTCCAAATAGGTTTAGGAGGTTATGTAGTAGGTCGTTCTGCTGAATCAGTTGCACGCACTATAGCAAATAAACCTAAAGAATAATTATGAGTAGCGAATTTAAAGTCAGTGATCAAACAAGTGTAGCACTTCCTATTAAAAATATAGTAGCTATTATATCTGCCATTGTTGTAGCGGTATGGACTTATTTTGGAATTGTTGAAAGATTAAATAGATTAGAAACTAATGAAAAGTTAATGGCACAGGATTTATTAAAGAAAGCAGAACAAACTCCTAAGAATCAAGAAATGTACATGTTAATTGAGTATCAAGCTAAATCAATAGACAAACACTCTAAACAATTAGAAGAAAATGTTCACACTAAAGTATTAATAGCTCAACTAGAAAAAAAAGTAGATAAACTAGAAAAAGAATTAGATACATTACGAGGTAAGTAATGGGTGAAATAGTATTTGCTTTATTAATGTTTCTTAATGGAAAATTAGAAAACTATTCTCCTAAAGCTAATCTTGCGGAATGTTTAGAACAAAAACGTAAGGTAGAACGTGACGGTATTACAGATACTTTGCGAATGGAATGTAAACAAGTCGAAGCAATTATAGAAGTAGATAAGCACGGAGTTAAACGTATTAAAGAAATTAAAAATTAAGCAAATAATTGCTTCCACTTATCTCCGGTTATTTCATCAGCTAATTTTTTTTTATTATTTAATACTTGAATAATCTTTTCATCTAAAGTATTAGGACACACGAAATCTATATAAGTTACTTTATCTTTTTGACCTATTCGGTGTGCTCTATCTTCAGATTGTAGTCTTACTTCCATATCATATGTATTATTAAAATAAATTACAGTCTTAGCATTCGTTAATGTTATACCATAACCTCCTGTTCGAGGTTGACCTACGAAAAATCTTATATCTCCACTTTGAAAATTCTTAACTATCTCTTGTCTTTCTTCAGATTCAGTATCACCAAAAAAAGTTGCAACTTTACTAGCTCCATATACTTTAGCTAAAGAATCACGGATCAATTTAATTGAGTTTCTATAAGTAGCCCATATAATTATATTACCTTGTGTCTCTTCAATAACATCTAATAGTTCTTGTATACGAGGATTTTCACCTTCTATTACTGCTTCAGTTCCATCATCATGTTTAATAAAACCACATAATATCTGCTGTAATCTTAAAATTCGTGTGATTATAAGAGGTGCTGACACTATCTTTTCACGTTCAAGCTCTAGTATAGCTCTTTTTTTTAAAGTGATATACATTCGTTTTTGTTCAGGTGTCATTTCTATATGTCTTATTAATTTTATTTTAGAAGGTAAATCTAAACATTCATCTTTAGTTACTCTAAAACTATATGGCTTTAAAATTTCTTGAAGTTCTTCTAATCGTTGATAACCTACGACTTCTTCAAAAGTATGAGTAGATAATCTTCTTCTTCTAATTACACAAAAAGTATTACGATATGCAAAAAAACTATTTTGTAATATATATGGATCTAAAAAATGCATTTGTGACCATAAGTCTAATGGACCTTGGGTCACTGGAGTTCCAGTTAATATTCTTCTAAACTTAGCAAACTTATATAATTTATGACAAGATTTAGTTCTTCTTGCTTTTCTATTCTTTATATTAGAGCTTTCATCTATTACAAAAAAAGCTTTTCCAGTATTTAATAATCTGTGTACATAGTTAGTTCCTTTCTCTGTAGATAAAGCTTCTATGTTAATTACAAAAAATCTTAATTTATCACTCTCTTTAAAAAATTCAACTAATTCATCTATATTAGATTTAGTTTCATTGGGTGACCATATTTGAAGTCGTGTAAATTCTTTAACATCATCTGGCATATGAGTTTCATACTCTGAAGCTATCCAGTTACGATAAACACCTTTTGGTGCTGCTATTACAACAGTATCAATTTTACCTTTACGAAATAGATAAGCGATATTATCTATTATAACTTTTGATTTACCAGTTCCTTGCTCCATAAAAAGAGCATAACTTTCTTTATCTTTACTAATCATAAAAGCATCAAACTGATGTTTATATGGTTTAGTTTTAAACTTATATTCTACAAAATCTTTTTTATCTACAAATTGAACTTGCATTTAAAACTTTCTGTTTTCTAATTTAATTTTTTAAAATATAAACTTTTTAATTCTAAAGTAAATCAAAAAAAGAAAGGAGAAGAAATGGCGAAAGTATTTATAGTGCAAGAAAATCCTAATGTAAATGTTCTTGCAGCCGGTAGATATGGTGAGTTAGTAGCTTTATTAAGACCGTATAAGCAAATAACTTTTTCGTCTGATCCTGTTGTACGTTTAATGAAACAGAAACTAAAAGACTTTAGTGATTCTGATTTTTTACTCGCAATGGGTGACCCTGTAGCTATTGCAATTGCTTCGATAGTTGCATCTGAAATAAATAATGGTAGACTAAAAATACTCAAATGGGATAGAGAGCATAGAGCTTACTATCCAGTTGAGATAGATGTTTATAATAACAGAAAGGAGAATGATGACTATGTCGGATAAATGGATATTTGACGCAGTAGAAAAGCATAAGAAAAAGAAAACATTACCAAAAGGCGGATTAGAAATAGTTACAGCGATTGGTAATAAATTAATAGAAAAAAAGAAAGTTCTTGAAAAAGAGGAAGAAAGATTAAAAGTCTTAAAATCTGAAATTCGAGAAATAGAAGAAAAAGAATTACCCGATGCTATGGCAGCGTGTAATAACATGACTAGATTTGATCTTGCAGATGGAAGTCAAATCTCAGTTAAAGACGAACTATTTTGTTCTATACCAGATGATAAAAGAGCAGGTGCTCTCAAATGGTTAGAAGAAAATGGTCATGCTGAACTAATTAAACATGATGTTAAAGTTAGTTTTGCAAAAGGAGAGTACGATGAAGCTGATAAACTTATAGGACTTCTTAATAAAAATTTTAAGAATATTCCATATGAAGAAAAGTCAACCGTACATCCTGGTACATTAAAAGCTTTTGCTAAAGAAAGATATTCTTTAGGTGAAACACTTCCTGAAGAATACTTTAGTGTATACGAAGCCAGTATAGCAAAAGTAAAACTCGGAAAGGAGAAATAAAAAATGGCTGAAACAAAACAAGCGATAAAGAAAGCAGCAAGTAATGGAGCTTTAATTGGTAACATTAATGCTGATTTAATTCTGAAAAATGCTGGTAAAGGATTACAGAATGTCACTAACGATGATATTACTATTCCTAGATTAGCTATTGTTCAGTCCGGTTCACCTCAAAGAAAGAAAAAAGATGAAAAGTATATTGAGGGAGCTGAAGAAGGTATGATCTTTAATACAGTTACTAATACATTATATAGTAACAGTCTTGAAGTTATTCCTTGTGGATATAGAAAAACCTATGTAGAGTGGGTACCTAGAGAAAAAGGTGGTGGATTAGTAGCAGTTCACGATATGAGACCTGCTAATACTAAGACTGATCCTAAAACTAGAAAATCTTTACTAGGTGATAATCAAATAGTTGATACTGCAGAACACTTTGTACTTCTTAAAAAAGAAGATAATACATATGAACCTGCTGTATTAAATATGACTTCTAGTAATCTTTCAGTTTCAAGAAAGTGGAATACACTTCTTAAAATGAAAAAGATTAATGTAAAAGGTCAAACTATTGATCCACCTAGTTTTCTATATAAATTTAATCTTTCTACCGTTCAAGCTGAAAATGATCAAGGTAGTTGGTTTAAATATAAAATAGAAGAAATAGGTCAAATTGATAATAAAGATGTATTTAATCAAGCTGAAAGTCTAGCTGAATCAGTAGATAAAGGTAAAGTTAAAGCATCTGAACCAATAGACGTTGATCAAACTGTAGCTGATGAATCTGAAGACGATACTGGAGCACCTTTTTAAAGTATGCTGTCTGAAGATTTCTTTAATGTATTTCCAGGTCTAACTAGAGCTTATGGTAAATTTACCATTACTCAAACGAAAGGAGTTAAGCTTGACGGATTTGGAAATACTATTAGAGAACCTTATACAAAAGATTTATGGAAACTACACTTAGAAGGTAAAATAGGTCTAGGTGTAGTTCCAATAAATGAAGATAGTAAGTGTAAATGGGCCTGTCTTGATGTAGATGATTATGCGGGTGTAGATTTAGAAAAGATTTCAAAATTATTTGTTAAAAAGAATTTAATTATATGTCGTTCTAAAAGTGGTGGAGGACACATATTTATATTTACTAAAAACTTTGTTTCAGCATCACTTATAATTAAAAAATTAAAAGAGATTGCTAAAGCATTTGGTTTTAATAAGTATGATTTAAGACCTTTACAAGATAAAATATTAACACAAGAAGATGTAGGTAATTGGCTTAATATGCCTTACTTTGGAGGTTCTGAAACTGAACGTTATGCATTATATGATGGTAAAGTATTATCACCAGAAAATTTTATTAAATGGGTTCATAAGTTTTCAGTAGATAATTTAGATGAAATTGATTTAAGTTTTATAAAAAAAATAGATAGTTCTGAAGACAAACTTCCAGGTGGACCTCCTTGTTTACAACATCTAATAGCTTTAGGTGGCATTAGTGAAGGTGGTAGAAATAATGGATTATTTAATCTAGGAGTTTATTTAAGAAAAAAAGATCCAGAGAATTGGGAAGAACAATTAGAAGAATATAATGAAAAATATTTAATACCACCACTTAAACCTAGAGAATTTACAAATACATTAGAAAGTTTAAAAACTAAAAATTATAATTATAGATGTAATGAATCACCTATAAATTCTGTATGTAATAGACCTAAGTGTATAACATGTAAATTTGGAATTAATGATAATGGAGAAATGCCATCATTAAATGGAGTTACTAAAATATTAACAGATCCTCCTACTTATTATTTAACTTTAAATGAAAAAAGAATTGGTCCATTAGAAAGTAATCATATTTATAGTTTTTTAGATTTTAGAAAAGTCGTATTTGAAAATATTAATATGTTACTTCCTAAAATTAATGAAAAGTTATGGGTAGAAACTATTAACGATTTAATGCAAAGATTAGAAGAAGTAGATGCTCCTGCTGATTCAAGTAATAAGGGTAGATTATACGAATTACTAGAAAGATTTTGTACTGGATCAAGTTCATCTACTGAACCTGAAGATTTACTTAGAGGTAAAGCTATTATACTAGAAACTAATACTGAGTTTAGAATTAATGACTTTATGGAATTTTTAGATAGACATAGATTTAAAGAATTTAAATTACATGAAATAACAGCTTATTTAAAAAATCTAGGTGCTAATCATATAGGTAGAAAAATTAAAGGAAAATTTGTAAATGTATGGTCTATTAAAAATTTTACAATTCAAACTGAAGAATTTAAACAACCAAATATAGAAAAGGAGGCATATGAATAAAGAACAAGCTATAAATATATTACTTGACTATGCTAATAAAAAAGAAGTAAATAATGATGCTTTAACTTCTGCAATTTTATTTTTAGAAAATGATAGAGATAAAAATAAAATAAATAATAAAGTTGAAGTTAAAGGTGTTGAATTAGCATTAAGAAAAGGATCATGATATTATTTTTTGATACAGAAACAAATGGACTTTGGCGTAGAGATTTAAAATCAGATCATAGTGATCAACCTCATTTAGTTAGTTTAGCAGCACAACTTTGTGATGATAAAGAGAAAGTAGTATCTCAAATATCTTTTAGAATACAACCTAGTTGTATTCCTTTTATAATTCCAAAAGAAGCATCTGACATAAATGGAATAACTACAGAAGAAGCTGAAAGTACAGGTATATCTATGAAATTAGCTTTAGAAATTTTTGGAGAATTATTAAATCGTGCTAATACACTTGTAGCTCATAATACAGCTTTTGATTTACAAATAATAGAAAGAGCATTTAATATATTTCATATAAAATTTAAAAAGCCAGATAATATTTATTGTACGATGATGATGGCAAAAGATCAAATGAAATTACAAGGTCAATTTAAAGATTATAAATTTCCTAAATTACAAGAGTGTCATAAGTTTTTTTTTAATGTTGGTTATCACGATTGGCACGATGCTTTAACTGATGTGAACGTATGTCGTATGATATATTTTCATATGTTAAATTTAAAAATAGCAAAAGTATCTCCACAAGAAATACCTACAAGGCTTTTAAAAAGAATTGATGGAGAAAAATATAAAAATTTAGTTAAATTTTTAAAAGAGATTGATTCAACTAAATTAAATAATTGGGAGTTAGAATTTTGTAATAGTGTAATAGAGAAATTAGATAAGTATGACGAACATATTTTATTATCTACTAAACAACATCAAGTGTTAGTTAATATTCATAAAAAACATGGACAATAAAACTTTAAAAATATTTGGAAGTCCAGGCACTGGTAAAACTACAGAACTATTAAGAATACTAGAAGAAAAAATAGCAGAAGGATTTCAAGCTAATAGAATTGGATTTTTTTCTTTTACACGTAGAGCTATTAAAGAAGCAAGATCAAGAGTTATTAAAAAATTTAAATTGTCAGAAGATGATTTAGAATATTTTAGAACTATACATAGTTTATGTTATAGAGTTTTAAATATAAATAGTGGTCAAGTATTTAAAGGAGAACGTATAAAAGAATTTAGTGAGTTAGTAAGAGTAGAAATATCAGGAGTATCAGAAGAAGATAATTCAGGTCTTATTATAGGAAGTAAAAAAGGTGATTTATTATTATTCTGTGATGAGGTTGCAAGATCAAGTGAAAGAGATTTAAAATCAATATGGAAAGAACTAGAGTGTGAACATAGTTGGGAAGAACAAAATTACTTTAGTAAATCATATTCTAGTTTTAAAAAATCTAAAAATCTTCTTGACTTTACTGATATGTTAGATGTATTTTTAAATCAAAATTATATACCTGATTTAGATATCGTATTTGTAGATGAAGCACAAGATTTAACTATAAAGCAATGGAAAGTAATT